TCATAACCCGCCACATCCACCGACTTTTCACGGTAGTTTTTTGCCGCTTTACCGCCCAGGCACCAGAAGCCACGCCCATTAGTGAAACGCTTCATGGTGAGCGTGTTATCCCGGTGCTTTTTGCCATACCACGGGGCCAGCGCCAGCAGCGACGGAATATCACGAATAGTCGGCTCAACGTGGGTTTTCATAAAGTTCTCGGCATCACCATCCGTCGGCAACCAGATAAGGGTGTTGCGCTGCTTATGCTCTATAAAGTAGGCATAAACACCCAGCAGCATTTTGGAATAACCGACACGGGCAGACTTCACCACATTCACCTCACGGATGTAGTCGCTGCCCATCGCATTCATGATGGCCCGCTGAAAGGGCAGTGTTTCCCAGCGCCCTTCCTGGTATGCGGATTCTTTCGGGAGATAGTAATTAGCATCCGCCCATTCAACGGCGGTCTGTGGCTCCGGCCTGAACAGTGAGCGAAGCCCGGCGCGGACAAAATGCCGCAGCCTGTTAACCTGACTGTTCGATATATTCACTCAGCAACCCCGGTATCAGTTCATCCAGCGCGGCTGCTTTGTTCATGGCTTTGATGATATCCCGTTTCAGGAAATCAACATGTCGGTTTTCCAGTTCCGGAAAACGCCGCTGCACCGACAGGGGGAGCCCGTCGAGAATACTGGCAATTTCACCTGCGATCCGCGACAACACGAAAGTACAGAATGCGGTTTCCACCACTTCAGCGGAGTCTCTGGCATTCTTCAGTTCCTGTGCGTCGGCCTGCGCACGCGTAAGTCGATGGCGTTCGTACTCAATAGTTCCTGGCTGGAGATCTGCCTCGCTGGCCTGCCGCAGTTCTTCAACCTCCCGGCGCAGCTTTTCGTTCTCAATTTCAGCATCCCTTTCGGCATACCATTTTATGACGGCGGCAGAGTCATAAAGCACCTCATTACCCTTGCCACCGCCTCGCAGAACGGGCATTCCCTGTTCCTGCCAGTTCTGAATGGTACGGATACTCGCACCGAAAATGTCAGCCAGCTGCTTTTTGTTGACTTCCATTGTTCATTCCACGGCCAAAAACAGAGAAAGGAAACGACAAAGGCCCAAAAGTTCGTTTTCAGCACCTGTCGTTTCCTTTCTTTTCAGGGGGTATTTTAAATAAAAACATTAAGTTACGACGAAGAAGAACGGAAACGCCTTAAACCGGAAAATTTTCATAAATAGCGAAAACCCGCGAGGTCGCCGCCCCGTAACCTGTCGGATCGCCGGAAAGGACCCGCAAAATGATAATAATTATCATCTACATGTCACAACGTGCATCTACGCCATCAAACCACGTCAAATAATCAATTATGACGCAGGTATCGTATTAATTGATCCGCATCAACTTAACGTAAAAACAACTTCAGACAATACAAATCAGCGACACTGAATACGGGGCAACCTCATGTCAACGAAGAACAGAACCCGCAGAACAACAACCCGCAACATCCGCTTTCCTAACCAAATGATTGAACAAATTAACATCGCTCTTGATCAAAAAGGGTCCGGGAATTTCTCAGCCTGGGTCATTGAAGCCTGCCGTCGGAGGCTAACGTCAGAAAAGAGAGCATATACATCAATTAAAAGTGATGAAGAATGAACATCCCGCGTTCTTCCCTCCGAACAGGACGATATTGTAAATTCACTTAATTACGAGGGCATTGCAGTAATTGAGTTGCAGTTTTACCACTTTCCTGACAGTGACAGACTGCGTGTTGGCTCTGTCACAGGTTAAGTAGTTTGAATGATTAGCAGTTATGGTGATCAGTCAACCACCAGGGAATAATCCTTCATATTATTATCGTGCTTCACCAACGCTGCCTCAATTGCCCTGAATGCTTCCAGAGACACCTTATGTTCTATACATGCAATTACAACATCAGGGTAACTCATAGAAATGGTGCTATTAAGCATATTTTTTACACGAATCAGATCCACGGAGGGATCATCAGCAGATTGTTCTTTATTCATTTTGTCGCTCCATGCGCTTGCTCTTCATCTAGCGGTTAAAATATTACTTCAAATCTTTCTGTATGAAGATTTGAGCACGTTGGCCTTACATACATCTGTCGGTTGTATTTCCCTCCAGAATGCCAGCAGGACCGCACTTTGTTACACAACCAATACTATTAATTGAAAACATTCCTAATATTTGACATAAATCATCAACAAAACACAAAGAGGTCAGACCAGATTGAAACGATAAAAACGATAATGCAAACTACGCGCCCTCGTATCACATGGAAGGTTTTACCAATGGCTCAGGTTGCCATTTTTAAAGAAATATTCGATCAAGTGCGAAAAGATTTAAACTGTGAATTGTTTTATTCTGAACTAAAACGTCACAATGTCTCACATTATATTTACTATCTAGCCACAGATAATATTCACATTGTGTTAAAAAACGATAACACTGTGTTAATAAAAGGACTTAAAAAGGTTGTAAATGTTAAATTCTCAAGAAATACGCATCTTATAGAAACGTCCTTTGATAGGTTGAAATCAAGAGAAATCACATTTCAGCAATACAGGGAAAATCTTGCTAAAGCAGGAGTTTTCCGATGGGTTACAAATATCCACGAACATAAAAGATATTACTATACCTTTGATAATTCATTACTATTTACTGAGAGCATTCAGAACACTACACAAATCTTTCCACGCTAAATCATAACGTCCGGTTTCTTCCGTGTCAGCACCGGGGCGTTGGCATAATGCAATACGTGTACGCGCTAAACCCTGTGTGCATCGTTTTTAATTATTCCCGGACACTCCCGCAGAGAAGTTCCCCGTCAGGGCTGTGGACATAGTTAATCCGGGAATACAATGACGATTCATCGCACCTGACATACATTAATAAATATTAACAATATGAAATTTCAACTCATTGTTTAGGGTTTGTTTAATTTTCTACACATACGATTCTGCGAACTTCAAAAAGCATCGGGAATAACACCATGAAAAAAATGCTACTCGCTACTGCGCTGGCCCTGCTTATTACAGGATGTGCTCAACAGACGTTTACTGTTCAAAACAAACAGACAGCAGTAGCACCAAAGGAAACCATCACCCATCATTTCTTCGTTTCTGGAATTGGGCAGAAGAAAACTGTCGATGCAGCCAAAATTTGTGGCGGCGCAGAAAATGTTGTTAAAACAGAAACCCAGCAAACATTCGTAAATGGATTGCTCGGTTTTATTACTTTAGGCATTTATACTCCGCTGGAAGCGCGTGTGTATTGCTCAAAATAATTGCATGAGTTGCCCATCGATATGGTCAGCTCTATCTGCACTGCTCATTAATATACTTCTGGGTTCCTTCCAGTTGTTTTTGCATAGTGATCAGCCTCTCTCTGAGGGTGAAATAATCCCGTTCAGCGGTGTCTGCCAGTCGGGGGGAGGCTGCATTATCCACGCCGGAGGCCGTGGTGGCTTCACGCACTGACTGACAGACTGCTTTGATGTGCAACCGACGACGACCAGCGGCAACATCATCACGCAGAGCATCATTTTCAGCTTTCGCATCAGCTAACTCCTTCGTGTATTTTGCATCGAGCGCAGCAACATCACGCTGACGCATCTGCATGTCAGTAATTGCCGCGTTCGCTAGCTTCAGTTCTCTGGCATTTTTGTCGCGCTGGGCTTTGTAGGCGATTGCGTTATCACGGTAATGATTGACCGCCCATGACAGGCTGACGATGATGCAGATAATCAGAGCGGATATAATCGCGGTTACTCTGCTCACTGTTGCCCCCACAAACAGACTTCACGCTCAATCTCACGACGAGTCATCAGGCCTTTCCATTGCTTACCGCCAGCGTATGTCCAGCGACGCAGCTGATCACATGCGCCTTTGATATCGCCCTGGTTTATTTTGCGAAGAAGCGTCGATGTTCTAAAATTGCCAGCACCCACATTGTAAACGAATGAGTAAAGAGCGCCGCGCGTTGTTTCCGGTATATCGACTTTGATATACGGGTTAATTTGTCTGGCGACAGTGGCAAGGTCTTTATTCAAGAGTGCTTTGCATTCTGCTTTGGTATACGTTTTACCGAGCATGATGTCTTTTCCGGTGTGTCCGTGACATACAGTCCATACACCAACAATATCTTTGTATGGTATGTAGCTGACACCTTCCAGACCATCGTTACCACTTGGGCCAGTGATTAACACTGATGCTATAGCAATTGCTCCGCCACCAATAGCAGCAGCAACGGCTTTTCGTAATGATGGAGGCATTATTCACCTCTCGCAGCCTTGCGCTTATCTTCTTTAATCTTGAAATAAAGGTTTGTCAGGTACGTCAGCAGGCCAAATACCAGGCTACCCAGCACACCTATTGCTGCCCACTGTGAGGGAGTGACTTTATCGAGCAGCTGTAAAAACCAGTAACCGGCACTACCTGCTGAGGTGCCATAGGCGACTCCAGTTGTTAACTTATCCATGAATTTCATAACCCCACCTCGCAGACAAAGCGGGTGTAAATTGAGGGAATACAACGTATCGCAAAAAAGCAGAAACGTAACTGACTCCGAGTCAGTGAATAACTCAGGTATTGAGTTATCAGCTAATATCGAGACTCAAAAAATGGAAAAACCAGCTCGACGGCGGGTTTAAGCTGTGTGACGAAGTAACCACTCTTAACAGCATAACCAATTTTTTACGTACGTAAACCACTGAATGATATTTATGAGAATGCTACCGAGTGTTCAAAACATCACAACAAATACATAAGAAAACCTCAACAAATAACCAATAAATAATTTCCAGTGTTATTTTTAGCCGGTTTAAATTAAACAGACGAATTATAGAACCACCATAAATAACAGCCATTAATATAAATTAGCTAATAGATTTATTTTTGTTCAAATAAGAGCCATAAATAGGTTTCGATAGAAAAAGTTCAGATAAAAATAGAGATCTACTTCACAAATTAAATGAGAAACTAAAACTTACATCTTGAAATAATCACATTGATTAGATGAATATTTATCGCGCAGTGACATCATTTTTTAATAATAGTTCAAAAAAAAGGGCTCACGATGAAAAAATTAACAGTGGCAATTTCTGCTGTAGCTGCATCAGTACTGATGGCGATGTCTGCTCAGGCAGCTGAAATTTATAATAAAGACAGTAACAAGCTGGATCTGTACGGGAAAGTTAATGCCAAGCACTACTTTTCCTCTAACGATGCAGATGATGGTGATACTACTTATGTTCGTCTGGGCTTCAAAGGCGAAACCCAAATCAACGATCAGCTGACTGGTTTCGGTCAGTGGGAATATGAATTCAAAGGCAACCGCGCTGAATCTCAAGGTTCCTCCAAAGACAAAACCCGTCTTGCATTTGCAGGCCTGAAATTCGGTGACTACGGCTCAATCGATTACGGCCGTAACTACGGTGTAGCATACGACATCGGTGCGTGGACTGACGTTCTGCCAGAATTCGGTGGCGATACCTGGACCCAAACAGATGTGTTCATGACTGGTCGCACCACTGGTGTTGCAACCTATCGTAACAACGACTTCTTTGGTCTGGTTGATGGTCTGAACTTTGCTGCTCAGTACCAAGGCAAAAACGATCGTAGCGATTTCGATAACTACACCGAAGGTAACGGTGATGGCTTCGGTTTCTCTGCTACCTATGAATACGAAGGATTCGGTATCGGTGCAACTTATGCGAAATCTGATCGTACCGACACTCAAGTTAATGCAGGGAAAGTTCTTCCTGAAGTATTTGCTTCCGGTAAAAATGCAGAAGTTTGGGCCGCAGGTCTGAAATATGACGCTAACAACATTTACCTGGCCACTACCTATTCTGAAACCCAGAATATGACTGTATTTGCTGATCACTTCGTTGCTAATAAAGCTCAAAACTTCGAAGCTGTTGCACAATATCAGTTCGATTTCGGTCTGCGTCCGTCCGTTGCTTACCTGCAATCTAAAGGTAAGGATCTTGGAGTATGGGGCGATCAGGACTTAGTCAAATATGTTGATGTAGGTGCAACCTATTACTTCAACAAAAATATGTCTACTTTCGTTGATTACAAAATCAACCTGCTTGACAAAAATGACTTCACTAAAGCACTCGGTGTAAGCACTGATGACATCGTTGCTGTAGGTCTGGTTTACCAGTTCTAATCTGATTACGAAAAAGATATGTTGCGGGAGGCGTTGCCTCCCCAACATATAAGTGACTCCCTCAAGCCACTTCCTTTAGGAGCACAACCTTGCTTCTAACTATATAAACCTTCTGTTATATATTACCCTTTATTTTTGGGGGCGTTGCAACGCCCCATTTTTAATAACTTTCAGTAAACAATTGGCATATTAATTAGAGTTATTAACAACGATATCCATCTCTAACCGGATATCTAATGCCATTAACATCCCTTCAATTATGCCCTCAGCCTTCTGTAACCTTTTCCCGATATAACCATCAGAGCAGCAATGCTTACCTGCCAGTGACATGAATGTCATACCGACTACATAATAATCTACTAATAAATCGTGCAAATCGCTGTTGTTCTTTTTCAGACGGGCCATGCACCCGCAAATAATCATCGCGTCATCGTCACAACATTGCGGGCGAGATTTTACTTTTGAAGGAATTAATCCCTTAAAACCGGCGGCAATGGACGACCAGGTCACATCTTCATGATTATTAGCCACCCACGCTCCCCAACGTTCAAGAACCATCTGAATATCACGCATTAACTTTCTCCACAAAATCAGGCCAGCACACCAATCGCCAGTGCGCGATCGATAAAACGAAATATCAGCTCCAGCTGGGAGCCATACTTCTCTTCAAATGCCACGGTATCCGCATGCAGTTCGTCGTGGTGTTTTCTGCACAAAGGCAGCACAAAAAGGTCATGCGCTTTTGTACCCATTCCACCCTGACCATGGCCTATCAGATGATGCGGATCATCAGCTGGCTTTCCACAACATGCACACGGCTGTGTCTTAACCCTGCGCGTGTACTTTTCATTAACCCAGCGGCGACGTTTTGGGCGTAACATAAAAGACTCCGGCGACTCCGGATCCACTTTCAGCGCCAGCACCTTTTTCGCCTTATCCTGGATGATGCTGGTGGCAGGAACCGAAGGCACAAGGTCACTTTCCCGGGTAACAGACGGCACAACAGGCTTCGGTAATCTCAGTGCCTTACGGGCTGCACTTTCCGGTAAGGCATCCGCCAGATCATTACGAATCAGCCACCAGCACAGTTCCGGCATTGTCACAACGTGACTGTCATCAAAACCGAGATCCCGACGCACAACAGACAACACCCAGCGGGCACAGTTATCCGTTGCCATTGATTCCAGCCGTTCCGTGAACTGATCACGCAGCTGGTTATCGCAGTGCCAGCACAGACGGATTGCGCCCGGCGCGTGTCGCATTGTGGTCATGTTCTCGCTGTGCCAATCGGAATGAGGCCACTGGCAGCCTTTTTCACGAAGTAACCAGCTTTCAAGACATTCCACGCCACCAGCACGACGGATCACTGCCTCATTGCGGAACACGGCCCGAACGGCAGGATCATCCACCAGCGGTTGTGATGCCGCCGGAACGGCACCACTGGCGAAAGATGAATAACGCTCCGGCTCAGGCTCCAGCAGGACACGCCCCTGCATAAACAGGGGCATCAGCTCTGAACCTGGCCTGAACAATACGATCCCCATACGCGGGGCAATTTCAGGGGTCAGTAGTGCTCTCACGGTCACCTCAATGAACGGTATCGAGCAGCTTTAACAGCTCAGGGAATCGGGATTCGAAGAAATGCGGCTGCGTCTCGCGCGGATTTGCGGGACTGGTGATGTTCTTGCCGAACATGCAACCTTTCGCCGTCAGCGACCAGAATTTTTTGATGTTGTTAATCGCAGTACGGCTGTATCGTTCACGCTGCTCAACGATCCCCAGCTTCACCATCTGGTGATATGCCTGATTAGCCGTCAGGCGTATACCATACTGTTTCAGCAGTGCACTCAGTGACAGTGTCGGGCGACTTGAGCCATCGTGTGCATCAGCAGGAGCATCAATGGCATAGCGCGGTGCCAGATTCGGTAAGCCAACAGCCTCCTGGAGTTTCTGACAGGCACCAAGCACAGATGAGTTAGACAGGTTTAATTCCCGACGCATAAAGTCCAGCAGAATCACACCAGCCTGCATCTTGTCAGCAGCCTGTCCGGATAATTTTTCCGGTGTGCTGGTTACCATGTCGAAAGTACGGATCACCTTCAGATGGAATGACGGGCTGATCCACATTGCATAGGCATACACCAGTTCCTTGCAGACATACGTTCCCCGTTCATTTCCCCCATGAATCACACTCACCGGGTCAACACCCAAATTCTGGGTGTTGGTCAATTCATGAACAAGTTCAACAGTTTGTTGGCTGGAAAGAAACTTTCCTGGCTCCTTGGTTCTGGCATTTGCACCAGATGCTACTGCTGCGTGATGTAGATCGTTCAGGCTGTAACGCCCATAAACATCACGACGAACTTCAATACCATCAATGACCATCAGATTATTCATACTTCGTTTCTCCTCTTGATCAGGCGGCTGCACCCGCCGTTTTCTCGTACTTACTGATAGTGATCTCGACCTTCCCTTTCGGGATAACCGGTCCCCACTCCACCAGCATTCTTTTCACCTGACTGTCGTCTTCCCACACACCCGCGTGGGTCAGGGCGTCAAACAGCGCCTTGTTATAGTTGTCCAGATCGCGGATCCTGTTATCCGGAGGAAACAACACGATCTCCACTGAAGCAGGTGCCGACGTTGGTTTCGGCAGACGACGTAACTGCTCAATGATGGCGGCACACGCCGCGCTCTGAAATTTTCGCCCCGCCTCGCTTATCAGGCTCTTACCAGCAAATGCCCCTTTGTTGGGGTGTCGCCAGTACGTGTTCACGCTGGGCGGAAAAGGCAGTATTAGCTTCATGCCACCATCTCCCTGACCAGTTTTTCCGCCTGCTGGCGAACCTGCGCCAGAAATGCCTCACCACATGCCTCAAGTTCATCGCGCCCGATGTAGCTGATTGCCGGTCCCTTCCAGGTCTTGTCGAAAACAGCAATAGCACCAGCGAAGAAAGCACCTGTTGGCACCTGCTTTTCGTCTTTCGGGATAAACCAGGCAGGCAGTTCAAAACCAATACGCCCGCGAATAAAAGCAATATGATCTGCACCTTCCGGCCACCACACTTCGCCGGTGGCAGCTTTGATCAGGAAAACATAGCGCCCGCCTTTATCACGCATGGCACTGGCATGCTTCATGATGTAACGCATGCCGGTGATGTATTGCCCCTCATGCTGACTGGCGCGGCTGTACGGGGGATTGCCAAAGGCAGCACCTTTAAGCTCCGCAAGACGTTCTGACCAGTCATGCGCCAGCGCGTTGTCTTCCGCCGTGTAATACGCGGCACATTTGGCGTTATCACCGTCAGTGAACAGATCCAGAACAAACGGACCAAACAAGGTGTTAATTCCCCAGAAAATGTTGTCCGGCGTGCGCCACTGATCGCCCACTTCCTTCAGTTCATGGGCTGGTTTGTTCCGCAGTTCTACCAGCGCCTGGCAATATTTATTACTCATTAAGCCCCCACGTAAAAAGCATCCGCAATGTCTCCGGAAGTACAGCCCGGATGGGCTTCAATGAATTTCTGAACGTCATTTAACAGACTCATGATCACCCCCTGAATCCTGCCGGGATCTGGCTGTAGTCCACGTTGTCGTAACTGGCTTTGAAGTACGGGTCTTCACGTTTTTCTGTGTGCGTGCTGACGGACGGCGATAAGCGCAGGGAAAGCTCATCCCATTTTTCCCGCAACTTCGACGGGCTGAGCACGTTACGGCACCAGAACGGATCGCGGCTGACGCGGCTGTACATCTCGCAGATTTGTTTGTGAGTACGACCATCCTGCACACACATCAGGCGAATTTCGTTTGCCCATGCTGTCCAGTTCGGTTCTTTGGGACGAACCACCTCGCCGTCACATTCGGCGGCCTGCTCGTACAGGGCGATGATTTTTTTCCAGAGCCACTGTGCGCAGGTCAAATCATCCTGCGTTCCCCACTGGCGCTTTTTAGGGCTGAATACAACCGCATCAGGATGGCGAGTTAAAAACTCCTGTTCAGCCGTTTGCGTGTCCGGTTGCGAAGCGTCCGGACGAGAAGAGGTTTTATTCTCTGTAGTAATCTCTGTTGTATTCTCTGTAAGATCATTGGGCCATTTTGACCCGATGACAGCGTGTCGTTTTGAACCAATGGATCGTATCATTTTGCGCCCATCCATCAGGTCACTTTGACCCGATGGAGAAGTGCATTTTGACCTCTTCTAAAAGCTCACTTTCATAGTTGATCGTGTAGAAGTTGGTCATGTCACGCTTCGATTTATTGAGTTGCTCGCGACGCAAAACCCCAAGTGATTTCAGGCTTGCAAATGTGCGTTTCAGAGTGGACTCTGACCAGAACGGAAACTGCTCCAGCCACTGTTCTGTCGTGTTATAAACCCAGCGAATTCCGCCATGCTCAGTGCCTGAATTCGTTTCATTCAGCCAGTAATGAAGCTGCTGCAACACAATTGCCTCATTCAGACCAATACGGCATGCAAGATCACGATTTATCACAATGGGCTGGGATGTCATTAACAGGCTCATGACCGACCTCTATTTCCCTGAATTTACGACGAAACTGTTCGAGCGGACTGAAGCATTCATGTTCATAGCCTTCACGGAGGTAGATAACCCGTTGTGTTTCCGGCTCCCAACGAATGACTCTGACGGGCACTCCGTAGTGATCTTTGAACCAGCGGTTAACTTGTCGCAAAGGACTGTCTCCTTCTGCCGGTTGAAATCACCCACAGCCCACTCTGCAAAGCTGTGGGTTACAATTTCCCTGTCACCTGGTACATTCACTGCATAGCAATACTCCACCTTCGCTTTTCCACCCGGTACAGGAAGCGCAATCAGTTGCGAGCGACGGTAGTGTGTTGTTAAACTGTTCATGCGTTAGTTTCTCCACAACCAGAAGCAATCGACGCCACGACGCCCGGAGCTGCACACTCGCGGGCGTTACTCTCTTCTGGAGCGCAAAAGATTTTGTAGACCAGTGCTGCATGCTCCTAGAGCTTCGAAATTGACAGATACAACTCATCATTAATTGCTGTCTGCTCGTGTGGCTCCACTACCCCATCTTCGATTGCCGAACGAATCTGCTTTGAG